TGACAATTAGCATTTAATGCTTATGTTATAAATGTAAGATGATAAAAAAAACTAACAGAAAGGAAAATATGGCTAGAAAATTAAGTCCAGCAGCAGAGGTTGCAAAGTTACTAAAAAAGAAAGCTAAAGAGATGGGATTGGTTGCAACAGCAAAATCTCATAACTATACAGGTGGTGATAGTGTTAATGTTTATATTACTGAGGGTACAGATGCTAACTTAGCAAAACTCAAAGAATACAGCGGTCAATATAAGTATGGGCATTTTGATGGCATGATAGATCTTTATGAGTATTCAAATACTAGGGATGATATTCCACAGACTAAATATTTGTTTGTTGAAGATAGAAGAGCAGACACAATCATCCAGGAAAATTTAGATCAAACTCAAAAAAGATTTTATGAGCATGAGTTTAAACTTAATGATTATGATTTAACTTCTTGGCAATGGCTTAACAAATTAAGAGATCATGTTGGAGAAGATTGGCAAAATGTTCTAAAAAAATTACTCCAAGATTTTAATAAAGTTAATTTAGTTTCAAACCTTAGTAATGGTTGGAATTTTCAAATGATAAAAAAGGAGGCTGCATAATGGTTAAAAAAATTACTTTAGATCGTGGATCATTCATGGGTAAAAAAGATTATACCCTGGAAGATTACTTACAAGAATGGAAAAGCTGGGCATTACAAATGGGCAATATTTGTAACAAGACAGATCATTGGGAAATGTATGAAAAACTTTTAGAAGATACAAAAGCCCTGGCAACTATTCAATTTGAGAAAATGTATCAACAACAAAAGGAGGTGTAATTAATGGGTAAAATATTTCCATCTAGCTGCGGTAAATTCTTTATATTTTTTTATCGTTGTCCAGAAACAAACATAAGAAGAAGAAAACAGATAAGCATCGGTAAGTTATCTATTACCGAGGCTATGAAAAAAGCAGAGAAAATACAAAAAGATTTAGATAGATCTATTGATGATGGTAATTATGCTGTCGAAGATAAACCATTTAGATCTGCCCTGGATGCCTTAGAAAAAATTTATTTATCTAAATGGGAGCTGCATCAAAAAGATCCAACAACTGGTTTGAGGGAGAGAACATACAACGAGTATGTTGGTTTTTTAAATATAATTAGAGGTGTTAGTAATCATAATATAAAGATTAGAGATAAAAAGATTTCTGATTATAAATGCAGCCAAATCACTCCAGATATTGCGGATCAGATTTCCCAGGCATTAGTTAATCAAACTAATAAAAATCAAAATACTAAATGCTGGGCAAAGTTTGAGGCTGCTTGTAAGTTAGCTGTTGTTAAAAATTTTGGTATGAAAATAAATCCTTGTGCCATGGTTGATAGATCTAATCATCAATCTAAACAAAGAAAAACAAAAATAATAGCACCGAGTAAATCGCAGATAGATCCATTTTTAGATCACCTGGAGGAGATTAAAAACAAAGGATCTAATAGTTGTCCTCGAAAAGATTACACTTCAAAATTTAATTACATTATTAATTTGTATTCAAATCATACAGGCAAAAGATCTAATGAAATTTATGGGATGAGAATACAGGATGTTTATTTGGATAAAGGTTATGTTGAAGTAAACCAGGTTATATGTGCTAAGTATGGAAACATTGAGCCAACAAAGACAGATAAATCTGAGAGGATTGTCGCTTTAACTGATAGATTAATTAAAGCATTACAAGAATGGTTGGCTTATTTAAAAAATAAAAATATTCCAAATCCACATTTAATTTTATTTCCAGCCATGAATGGTAGTTATAGAAATGCATCCAATGTTTTAAATAGAAACATTAAAAAACCAGCCAGGAAGTTTGGTTTAGATCCAGCAATTTTTAGTGTCCATCAGTATAGACGACATAATAACAGTAGAAGGAAAGAGGCTGGACATGATGGAGATAGATTAAGAAATCAGATGGGGCATGAAGATGAGAAAATGACCAAATTATATAACACTACCTGGGAAGATATTAAAAAAGACAGGGAAGATATAAACGAGGCTTTTTCGTCATAATTAGCCAGGTCTAATCATACTGCTCACTTGCTACAAACCCTTGTATGGTCAAATATGAGGGTTTTTTTTTGGCTTATTTCTTAGAAAATAACCCTATTGCTCCTTTAGCTCCCTTGATACCAAAAGATGCAGATATGCATAAAATTAAACAAGTGCTAAACCAAGAAGGTGTGTGTTCGTCTAAAAATATAAATCCTTTAGCAACATAATCTTGTGTCCAGGGCAAAAAACATCCTAATAATATTGCTCCAAAAATCAAAGTCCAAAATTCATCTTTCCAACTGTTTTGCATTTGATTAACAGCAGATTGCTCCCAGGCTATTTTACCAGCAGCAACATCTTCCATTCTTTTTTTAGATGCTTTTATTTCAGTTAGTTTTAATTCATTCTTAGCAGCTTTGTTTGCTGCAAATGCTTTAACACCATCAGCCGCCACTCCAAGTAGCGGCTTTGCAAGTAATTGCCAAACCATTAAAATTGACCCCAGGCAATAACTGCTAATATTAAAACAGCAGCTACAAAAATAATCTTACCTCTTTTAGTAAGACCTTTCCAAAAGTAATTCCATTTATCTAATATATAATTCATATACTCCTCATTAATTCTGCAAGACTTTCACATCTTGCTTTGGTTTGAGTTCTCCATTTTGAATCAAGCATTTGCATACTTGCCTCAACATGGTCTTTTTCAGCTATGGCTTTGTGCATTTTTTTAAAATTCATGCAGCCTTGTTTACCAAGTTGAAAAATCATTTCTGTAATAATACCAAAAGCTGTTGGATGAATATCATCTGGAGTAATTTCATCCGCAGCTGCTACTGCTTTGTCAAAGTCCTGGTCATATAATTTTAACCAACCCTTTTCTGTTGTTGGTATTTCTTCGGATGGTAAGATCTTATGACCTACCCCACCTGTTGTATAACCTAATGTATCTACATAAGGCTTTATAGAAAAACCTTCGTGATCTCTTATGCGATCTTTAACTTCGCTTAAACTTGCAGCTTCCATCTTTAAAGACATATAATATTTTTACTCCTAATTGTTTTTGGTATTTACTTTGGTTTCTACTAATCATTGTGCCTGGTTTCCAGGTCTTGCGATATGATGCTGTTTTAACATCTATCTTTAAAACTTTTCCTGTTACTCTATGTACTGCAACTATATCTATTGGATCGTTGTCCTGTGTTTTCCAATAAATTGTATAATCTTTTTTTGAGAGCCAAGCCGATGCAATAAATTCAGATTGCACCCCTTTGGCAATTTTAGCATAACTCAAAACTAATCAAACAATCCCATCCACTTAGCAATAACTCCTAATACAATTCCTATTATTACCAGGGCTTTTAATCCTCCAGCCCCCATAGCAGAAAACTTCTGTAAATTTTTTATTTCTTGCTGCATTGTTTCCTGGCTTTGCAGCATATGCTTTACATCTGTTCTTAGTTCAGCGATTTCTTTTTCCCAATCAGACATTTGTATCTTCTGTTTGTGGTTTTTCTACACAATAAAACATCATTGTTATATTACGATCTTTTAAGTCCTGGTCTATTTCATCTGCCAAAACATTTCTTTTTAANAAACAATCTTCTTGTGTTGGNAAATCAAAATTAACAGTTGCGTTAGAAAAACAAGCTGTTGGTAAACTTGTTAATTGTAAAAAACAAATGATGGCAACAATATTAAACATTATCCACCTAGCGGGTTACTTGATTCCGCTTTGATTTCATCAATCAATATTTTATTTAATTCACTTTGCTTTTCCGCAATAGCAACTAACTTATTTAATTCATTGATAAGATCTCTCATCTTACCAAACTCTTTAAAAGTTTTATCAGATAATTCGACAATGTTTAATTGCAGCTGCTTATCCGCAGCAGATGCTTTATCAAATAAATTTTCAACATCTGATTTAAGTCCAGCAATATCATTTAATATATCATCGTTGCTGTCGTTATCTCTTGCCATCCACTCATCTTCCAGGGCGGACATACGATCTAATATTTCTACTTCTAAATCAGAAATCTTTTCATTAACTGGNGCAAGATCAACTGTTTCATTAACAACAAATTCTTTATTTTCTATGCCATCAAGNCTAGTATTAAATTCACCCCAGGCATAAAAGCCACCACCAATAGCACCAATGACACCTATAATAGATGCNTAGTTAGTTAGTTTATCAATCATAATAGTTCCTTTAATTTTTGTAACTCAATCATTAATTGTATTTTGTTTACTTTAATCTCGTATAATTTTTGTTCATGCTGTCCAACTGGATCAGTAGAAATATAATTATCTAATCCTATGTTGAGATAAATACCTTTGTTATAAATGGATANATCTGCNTGGATAAACAAAGCATTATCAACATCAGAATAAATANTTTCTGGCTGGTAAAAATCTGTATTATCGTANGCAGCTAATTGATTACCATTATCAAACAAAGAAATTTGTTTTACTACTACCGATACATTGTCATTAACTTCGATGTTAATTTTATTATCTTTAGTTTCAACAACATCTATTTCTTTATCTTCTTCTAATAACCCTTCGGCTTTCTCGGTTTTGGTTTCTTTTTCTGTAATATCAACATTGTCATCCTTAGTTATTTTTTCTTCTTCGGCAGTTTCTTCTTCGGCAGCTGCAACTTCTTTTTCTTCGTTGGCTGNTTCTTCAATGATTTCTTCTTCTTCGGTTGCGGCAAGTTCGGTTGGCTCATCCTCCACAACCTCCTCCATAATCTCATCAGTAAATTCATCTGCAAATTCTTCCTCTATTATTTCCATTTCTTCATCGGTAAATTCT